TCTCGCGCTCCTTCTCCACGCCCTCAATGACAGTGGTGGGTTCCTTTGCAAGGGACGAACGAATGGCGGTGTACAGGGTCTTGTTGTTCAGCACACGATCCACCACATCCATGAGGATTTCCTGCATGAGCAGACGGTAGGCGGGATTCTTCATTGCCCGCTCTGGATCGGCAAACAGGGTCATGGCGCGGCGAACATTGTTCTTTGACACCAACCCCATGCGGAGCAGAGTGTTCAGTTTAGATGCGATGGCAGGGGTTTTTCCCATTGGTTCCATAGTAGTCTCCTGTTGTCTCTTTATTTAGATTTCTTCAGATGGCTCGTCATGCGGGGAGCGTTGCCTTTTCCGCTGCGATCCGTTTCAGGTTCCACCCGCCTTTTTTGAATCACGGCGCGTTTCCGTTCTTTCGGAGTCATCTCACCCACCGTTTCAGGGGTTTCGCTGCTTACTTTGTGCAGGGGGCGGCACTTCGGATACTTGCCCTTGGAGGTGTCAGAGCGACCACACGGGGGATACTGACCCGTCTTGGGGTCTTTTCGCCCACCAATGTTCACCCATTTCTCCTTGAACCACCGCGACAAGTCCTCGTCTATTTTACAAGGCGGGGTTGGGAATATTTTGTTGTGCTTGGAGAATCCACCCGTCTGACCAGGCGTTGGGGGTCGCCGCTTGTACTTGTCGCTCTCCATGAGGCGCACAGCCGCAGCAGAGTACAGGTCTTGAAAGTCAATCCCTTCCTTCACGGTCTTCTTGCGTTTCGCGGGAGCCGCCGCCATGCCACGCTGCAAGTCCTTGAACAGGGCAACAGTGTCCCGTTGGTTTGCGCGGCGCGGCATCCCGCTCTTGAATGTTGCCATGTCGTTTGCTGCCACGGCTGCACGGAGTTTGGACGCGCTCATGCCCTGCACACCCTTTGCGTCCTCGTTCCGCTTGCCCGCGCTCACGATGTTCAGGGATTTCAGTTTCAGCGGCTCCGTAGCGGTGGGCTTCATCATGTCCTTGAATGCTTCGTATGCACCCTCACGATCCTGACCGCCTACCAACAGCACATGGTCGTATCCCTTCTCGGCAAGCCAGAACAGCATATCAACAGGATTCTTGATCTTTGCGTTGTCTATGAAGTTGCCTTCAGGAAAGAACTTTTTGAGATACCCGAACTTCTGTTTTGGGGTGAGAGGATTCTTTTTCGGGTCATTGGTGCGACTACTGAACATGGCGTGTTCTGCGCCGTGCTTCTTTGCAGTCTCCACCACTTTGTCAACGAGCAGTTGGTGTCCAGAAGTAGGTGGCTGAAAGCGACCGAATGCAACCACGATGGTTTTGCCTGGTCGCGCAGACTGAGATTTACCTCTAACCTGTTTTGCCACTGGGATCACCTCCGATATTGCACTTCAGACACCAACTGCTCGTTACTCTTTTTTCCAAGACTTCTCTACAGTGAAATTGCTGCGCGAGAAGTCAAGGCGGTCTACCAATTTGACGGCTGCGTTGCTCATGCGGTCAATTGCCACATAGCCTTCAGGAGCGGTAACGCGATATCCCTTGCCGTCCTTTACGAATGTTCCCATCCCACCCTTGAGGGAGGACAGTTTGCTGACAATGCTCATCTTCAGCACGGTCAACGAATTATGTAGGGCGAAAACCTGATTGATCTGGTTGCGATTGCGCTTGATCCAGTCCATGCTCGGAGTAGATTTAGTGCTTGGCTTCTTTCGCGCAGTCTGCGCTTTCTGTGCCATCATTGCCAGCAACTGATTCACATCGGCATGACCGCTGCCCATGTTTGCGCGGACAAGTCCGTTGATGTAGGTCTTGATGGCTAACTTCACGCCCTCGTTTCTGCTGATACCATTCATCGTGGACTTTAGTGCAGCGGCTTGCTGTGACAGCGTGGATATGCTGCGCTCTACCGCTTGACGATCACGCACAGAGAACAGTCCACTGCCATCTGCCACGCGCAGAGTGGCATTGTCGTACCACACATCCCGTGTCTTCTTCAGATACGAGATGTCGGGATTGAAACGAGCCACCATTGTCTGCAAAGAATTGCCTTCGTATGCGGTGTGGAACACGATGCCGATCTTTGCGGCAGCGATGCGCTGTCCGAGTTCGCTCTTCGGATCAACCGCGTAGGTGATCGTGTTTGCGCGGAAGGTGAGATACCGCTTGCCGTCGATGGTTTCACGCTCCACGGTTTCGCTGTCAAACAGCAGATCGCCTTGCAGCACTCCACGAATCCCTAGTTTGGAGAAATGCTTCAGAGCAAGTTTCAGTTTGGCATTGAGTCCGTCTGCGGGATGGTTCGCATCAATATCTGCATTCGTGAAGTTTAGTTTGGGTTTCACATTGAACACGCTTTTCGTGCCAACAAAAAATCGACCACTGCTCGGGTCGATTCCGCAGATGACGGCGGGCGCGCCGTCCCACTTCACGGTGATGTCGTATGCGGTCGGCTCGTTTGCACCAAACACATCAAGTACCCCACGGATAGCAGACACCGCACGATTGAATCCTGCGTAGCCGCTGTTCAGAATTTCGTCTTCAAGATGCTCCAAGTGGACATTCTTGCCACTCTTTGCCTTGACCGCTTCTGTGAGATGTTCCGTGAATCTAATCAATACAGTCCTCCGCTTCCGTATTTAGGAAACTTGGACTGCCTGTTCTTCGCGGTATGTACGGATTGCGTCCACCAAATCAGCAATGTACTCGCGGGGATCGGCTGTGAAAACCTGTGATCCTCCGTCTTCCACGCCGATCAGAATGGCAATATTTCGCAATTCCTGACCCGTGCGATCCTGCCACATAAGGGAATATGCGGTGGCTTGCATGAAGTAGTCCTGTATCGCGTCCTCAGACTTCGGATAATTGGAAGACTTGAAGTCAATAACAGACGGAACTCCGTCAAATTCACCGATGCAGTCCGTCCGACCAGCGAGTCCCACTTTTTTAGACCAGAGCGGGACTTCGATGGCGAATATCTTGCCGATGCGGTCGATGTCTTCCTGCATGGACAGGAACAGATCCGCCTCGGTTGTTCCAATGGTCGCGGACGAACCAGCCTTTGCCTCAACAAGCGAATTTGGCGCGAGACTGTTTCGGAGATAGGTTTCGATAATCGCGTGTAGTTTCGTGCCACGGGATAGTACTCGCTTTGATTCTTCGGGATTCTCACGCCGCCACTTTGCAAAAAATGCACGCTTTTTCCATCCCGTAACCGTGGTCACAGACGGAAAAAATCCGTCAGGAGTCTTGTATCTCCTGCCGTTCGGGGTTTCAACGCTTTCAATTTGGTCGTTCAGTTCAACGAACGCATGATCAAATGTTTTCATTTCACTCTTCTGGCTTTTCTTCCACTATCTCTGTGCCTTCGGGCAGTCCATTAGATTTTTCTGGATTCTGTGTTTTGGTAGGAGTCTGATTGCGATTCTGCCAACGATTGGCTGCTTGCCACTCGGGATTGTTCTGTTGGTTCTGTTTGATCCAAGCAAGATACTGTCTCATGTTCGTCATAGTGTTCTCCTCTACTATGTATCGTCCTCATTGGACGCTTCCGATTTTCCATTTAGTATTTCAGAGCAATCACTCAGGAACTGTTCTGATGCTTCCGTATAAACAGAAGCCTGTTTTGAAAACTCTCTAAACACAGCCGCCGTGAATGGATGGGAGGCTCCATATTTTACCAGTGCTGGCAGGACGATTCCTACCACAGCCTCCTGTATGTACGAATATTTAGTATCGAAACAGAACGACTCGCACTGCTGCTTCCGCAACAAGTCTGCTGCCACTTGGGAAAATGCTTCACGATCCTGCCGTGGCAGACTGTCCAATCCCTCGTTTACCGACTCCACAAGTGTACGCAAACATCCCACAGCACAGTTTCGCATGGAGTAGTCGCACTCTTCTTTGATGGACAGAAACTCAAACGGCGTGGTGTTTTCCCGTATGCGCTTCACTACATCATAGTAACCGAACAGCCGTATCTCTTCGCCTTCCACTCGCACAAAGTCAACATTCTGCATGGCATATGAAAGGCTGCATACACGCTCAAGCAGTTTGCGTGAACCGAATGCCTTTGCGTACACTGTCTGCTCATTCTGTGTCCAACAGCGGAACAGGTCGCCCATCTTTGGACGAAACCGAACGGCTGTGTCTTTTGACTTCATCAGCAGCACTGTGGGTTCGTGCTTTTCAAGCAGCGAATCCACCACAGCAGACACCAGTACAGGCGTTGAGCCGTTGCCAACGCTGCACTGCATGGACAGGGGACGATTCTTGTTGGACAGTTGGTAGGTAAGCGAACAAAAACCTTCGGCACAGTTCACGCGAACCGACCCACCACTGTCGGTTGTATCATGCTCAATCATGTTTACTTCTTCTTTCTTGGTCGCAATCCGAATGTGAGTCTCTTTCGCAGGGACAGTTTACGCTTGCGCTTTGCTTGCGCTCGCTTTCCGCGAGTCTTTCTGGCAGTACGCTTGGCGGTGAGTTTCATCTTACGCAGTTGAGAGGCGGGACGCTTCACACACACGCGCGGTCCTTTTTTCTTGAAGCCAGGAGCGCACTTGAAGATGATTCGCTTCTTGCCTTTGCGTACCACTATCTTACGCTTCGCAGCAATCTCATTCAACATCTCGCTCTCTACTTCAAACTCTTCGTCTATTTCTTCGTTCTCTTCCACCTCAACGGTGATATCGGCTTCCTCAACAGGATCAAGAATATAGATTACCCCGTCTTCCTCTTCCCACTCAATGCCTTCTTGCTCCAAATAGTCCACGACATCCTCATGGGAGAAGTTGGGCATATCAAGCACAATCTTCTGCTCGGTGAGTTCTGCATCAAACTCTTCGAAAATCAATCTCTGCAAAGAGGAAAAAGCATGGTCGCGCAGGTCTTTGAATGGTTTCATAGTGCTATTCCTAGTTTGTCCTTGATCACATCCCAACGATACTTGCTGCGGAACATGAACTTGGCTTCCGTATAGTCTTCCAATTTCTTCACGGTCCATGACGGAACGCCTTTCAGCAGATCAAGTTTGATCACGCTCAGGTCATTGAAAAGCATACGCAAAAATGGAGAACAGTCAAATATGCCGTCTTTGTTTGCGTCCACGATGAACATTCCAAGACCGTATGCCACATTGTTTCCCGTGTACTTTTTCTTGCCCTCTTTGTATGCTCTCTTCGTGGAGTCGGGCATCTTTGTCCTGTCTACTATGTAGTTGGACATGAAGTAATCTATTTTCCCGAACCCCTTGATGCCCATTTTGTCTATGGTTACGGTTCTCTTGTCCTGAATGATTTTTGCAATAGATGCCCAATCCACATCAGACAGAGCAGCCTTTACCTTGGAATCCATTGTTCTCGGGAACTTCTTGTGATCCACGATGAGTCCCGCCACCAAGCACAGTCCTTCGACAATGCTCGTATCTCCAAGAGCAAGCATCACATCTCTGCCGAAGGCAACTTCACGATTGGCAGGTTTCGTCTTTCCGCTCTTCTTTATGCGCTCTGATATGACCGTGGGAGTGAGTGTGTTGGAAACACCAGCACCAGTTTTTGAACTATAGCCAATGTACTTGCCGTTTCGCTCCATGAAAAAATCAAACAACTGATAGTTTGTTCTTGTCGGAAAAACCACGCTGTCGAACGATGATCCTCCCGCACCGTTTATCAAGTGCAGAGGACCAAGCACTTCCCCAAAGTACTTTTCAATCTCGGTTTCGGAAAGGTCTTTTCCGTAGCCGTCCACCATCTCGCTGAGAGTTTTTTTGTTGTCTTTATCGACTTCAAAATTGATGAGTTCGTTGAGAAACTTCTTGTATGCGGCGGGAATCTTGGACTTCCCAACCATAGTACGAACCTTTTCCCCGTACTGTTTGGCAGGAACGATTATGAACTTGTCATTAGGTTTCTGTACCAGTACACCTATTTCCTTCGGGGTCACCGAAGCAAACATCGCAGACGGACCGAGTGCCAGATCAAGTCCAGCAGCCATTCGTCATCTCTCCCGTTCTGCTTGGATTCGAAGACGAACGGCTTCCTTGGACAGGTCTTCTGTCTTCTTGGGCTGTGGCTTCTTCATTCCAGGACGGACTTTTGCCAGTTCGTCCTTCGCGAGTTTGCGAATCTCGGTGATGGTAATGCGTCCCACATCACAGAAGTCCGCGCTCTCCCAAATGAGGTCTGCACCACGATCAAGCAGTGTGCGGTTCGTCTTCGGGTTCACAACCTTCAAGCCAACGCCAGACACGCGCAACTCTACGCGGTTGTTGCCGACCATGTACACCGTGTCGCCCATGTAGCGAACCTTCTTCACCTTTACCGATGTCTCCTTGCCGTCCTTGGAGCCGTAAATCTCAAATGTAGTTCCCTCTGGCTTGCTGTCAATAGTCTTCATCAGGTCTGCTGCGGTCTTCTCGCCACGCTCAACAGCAAGACGCGCTTTTGCGTCCATGTTCACCTGTGCCGCAACGGAAATAGGCTTCACGCCCATCTTGCCGCCGACGGAGCCGCCACGCTGCACACGCGCACCGTAGCCGAATGTGTCAGGCTCGTCACCCGCAATGCGTGGCTTCTTGAACTTCGCTTTGGCGGCTTCGTTCAGGGACTCAACGATGTTCTGTACGCGCTTGCTTCCGAACTTGCCCATAGTCCATTCCTTCTGTGTCTTTGGTTTCTTCTCTGGTATTGTCTCACCGCCACGAGTCTGGCTCAACAGCCCGATGTCCTTCTGAAACTTGTTGGAGAACGCGATGATCTCCTCAACGGGAACAGGCTTGCCGTCCTTCGTGATGGTACGAGTCTTCATCGTGGTGTTTGCACCGTTGCCGTTTGCAATATCAACCGCACACTGTGCTGCCCAACGGTGGTGACCGTCAATCACATATCCATCGCTCACATAGATGGGTTCAAGCAGACGGGCGGCTTGCTTTGCGTATGTCTCGTCTTCCTGTGCTGCCAGCAGTGTGCCGTACATTCCCGCAATCTTCTCGCCCTTCAACTGTCCTTGAATGGGCTTCAATTCGATGACAGGCACTTCCTGCTCTTCAATGGTGTATCCTGCGCCTTCAAGTGCGGCACGGAACTGCTTTTCCATGTTTACTTCAGCCTTCAGGTCTTCGGGAGTGACCTGATCAGGAGAAGTGTAGCCTTTTGCCGCCATGAGAGCCTTGAACGCCTCGGAGTCTGTGCGTGACGGATCAACTTGTGACGAGAACTGCGGCATTCGGTCACGGGGAATGCCTTTCGTGACTTCCGTCTTTCTTTTTGCATCGTAGCAGAAACCAATGTCGGCAAAAGCCTTTGAACACAACTCAAAGTCATATGCCTTTTCGCCACGCATGGCAGACAGTGCCGCGTGGTTCAGTTCTTCAATGAAGCGGCGTTCCTTCTCGGGATCACCGAACACAGATTCCTTCGTGTCGCGTGGACCAGAGAATCGCTTCTGCTTGATGGCGCGAGACACTATGTGAGCCTTGCGGATGTCTGGCTTTGTTCGTATCTTTTCCGTAGCCTTCGAATCTTCCTTGAACTCTGTGTCCCATTCGGTCTTCGGATTTTCGCGTGCTACCTCTGAATTCTCTTCTGCTTCGGGTTGCGCCGCACTTGCTTGCTGACCTTGCGGTTGTGCTGTACGCTGCGTATCAGCGGCTGTCGCTTGCGCTTTGGGGGCGGCTCCTCCTGCGGGTTGAGGAGCGGGTCGGGCTGTTGCGGCTGCTGCGGGTCTTGCATTCGCTGGCTTTCCTCCTGCGGGCTGCTGAACTTCGTAACCGTCCTTGTCCAATTCCACTCGGGTGGAAGTATCGCCTGGTGCGTCAACACGACCAGCAGGATTGAACTTTCCGCTGATCCACGCTTTTGCGTTGTCTTCTGAATCAAAGTAGTCAACAACGCCGTCCTTGTTCTTTGCACCGTATGACCCGCTTGCGGTCTGCCATGTTTCGCCTGGCTTGCGACCACCGCTGCCCTGCTGCCGTGATTGTGCGGGTTTCTTCTCCGCAGGCTTCGTGGGCTTGGCGGCGGCTTGCACCTCAAAGATAACGGTTCGTAGACTCTTGTATGGTTCAAGGTCTTCCATGTTAGACTCCGTAACTGCGGGTAACGGCTGTGATCTTGTTGATATGTTCCGCAATTTTTTCCGCACGCCCTTCCCACTTGATATACGGTTTTTCGGGATTCTTCATCAGATTAGTTAGGAGAGGCAGAATAAGGCGTTCAACTGCTTGGAGTTTTTCCTTGCACTCTTCTCGGGTTGCGTTGGCGCGTTCCTCTACTTCATCCACAACTTGCGCGGAAGTTGCTGGTTTCATTGCAACCACGGCACTTCGTAAATCAGCAATCTGTGCGGTGATTGCTGCCATTGCATCAGGCGAAACAGACGGTGCGGGAGGAGTTGGGGGCGTTGCTGCCAAACCCAACTCCTCCTCGTCTACCGCCGTGAAGCCAAAATCAAACTCTTCAGCCATTTGATCGGATCAAGAAATGGTTCCTGTTGAACCATCCGCACCACCAAAGAACACACAGGCAGTGAATCCGCCGTTCACAGCGTTTCCACCACCGAACACTTCAAATGTAGTGCCAGCAACGCCTGCGGAGGTTGTGATGGTTGTGTCTTCACCGCTGCGGACAAACTTGCGGAGATAGATGCCAATAGTAGCACCATTAGCAAACGGAGCAGCAGTGATTCCGTTTGGACGGGTAATACCCGCTGGGTTCTGCAACCGCGCGGTAAGGTTTCCTACGGTGAACTGCACGTTGGTGGTGATTCCTGCGCTGCCGAATGGAGGGAAACCAGCACCAGTGGTTAGACCAGTAATGCCGAAGCCAAACTTCTTGGCTAGTTTTTCAGCCTTTACTGCACCAGTGAAACCTGATGCCTGTGCTGCGCCGAATTTTTGATACCGTTCAGAAAGAATTGCTGCAAGACGAATTGCTTTTGCCTGCTCGGGTGATCCTGCTGTGAATGCCATAAGAGTTCTCCTTTGGGTGATTTTGGCTTGTCGGTATTATTTAGTAACGCCAGCGTGTTCCCGTTGGCATTCTATTTTTCATTTCCGCCACTTGTTGTTGTCTTTTGACCTGTTCGTGTGCCGAGACACCAAACGCAGGTTGGACGGACGCGAATCCAGTGCGTTTCCGTTCTTGTGGTCAATCTCTTTGCCGTCATTGCTCCTGCCCTCGCGTCCCATGCGCCGCAGCACACGCTTCCGCGCAGTCTTCTTCTTCATGGCGCGGCGTTGCTTGGGAGTGGGATTGTCGCCACCGTACATCTTGGCGTATTCGGCTTTGTAGTCCCGCTCCTCATGCACTCCCTGCTTGGACTTGTATTTCACCAATCGTGTGCGGAGTTTGATATGGGGGAACTCGGACTTCAGTGTTTTCGCGTATTGGATATTCTTTGCGTTGTCATCAAAAAACTCAATGTCGTTGTAGCCTTGCTGAATCGCAGTCACCAACCAGTCACGCTTTCGCTGTGCAATGGATGTGTGCGTGGCTTCGGCATGACCCACAGTGAACACGGGAATGGTGATGCCGATGCTCTTCAGCCACCTCTGCACCGCTGCTCCGTCTGCGCGTCCTGTGAGGATCACGGTGTCCTTGCCCTGTGCAAGAACCTGACGCATCACTTTCAGCACTGCACCAATCGGTCGCGGATCAACCACTTCATTCGCTGCACTGAAATCGTATGACTCGCCTGGTTGCAAAATATAGTCGCGGAACCGCATGGAGGTGAGGTCACGCACACGCTTGCCGTCACGCATCAGTCCCACAGGCGCGTTTGTGTGTACGAGCGTGTCATCAAAGTCAAACACGCGCAGAGCCTTGCGCTTGGCGGGAGCAGCAACAGCCTCTGCTAGTTTAGCCGTGGTCACAGTACGCTGATTTTCCACACTGGAAAAACGGTTTGTCACATTAGTTCCCGCAATCTTGTAGCCGAACTCCTTGCCGAATCGCCGCATCATGGCACTGTAGACAGCATCGCGCTTGCCTTCGGATGTCTTCGACACCATGTCTAGTTCCTTCGGCAGTTCACCCCGTGCTTCCATGTGGTCTTTCAGGAACAGGCGCACCGCCTCCACCACCGTAGCCAGTATGCGGTACGGCTTGCCTGCGTGTGTGAGATCGTGTGAGCCGTCAAGCGTGAAATTGATTTCCCATCCGTTCACCTTGATCTTGCTGATATCAATGGTCAGGTACTGACCGTTTTCGGTCTGTGCCTGATAGGTGACTTCAATAGTGGTGGGACCGTAACCGATGCGCTTCAGTTCACGCACAGGAAACGGACGCTCAAAAAGTTCGGTGAGATAGGAGCGGAAGTCTACCATCTCTTTTCTGCAAAAATTACTTTCATCGGTGAACGATTTCATAGTTCAACCGCTCCTTCTGCATCGCGGTCAATGATCGTGTAGCCCTTGAACATTCGTGACAGCGTGGAAGCAACGCGACCCTTGCCCCGTTGCAGTGCGCGTTGTGCAAGTATGCTGTCGGTTGCACCAGAGATCATGGTGATGGTCTTGCGAATGCGGTCAATGCGTCCTTGGTACTGCGTCATGCCGTGGAAGCGGGGCAGGCTCTCGCGCTTGTACTCGGGAATCTCGTCATGGATCACATCACCCGCGTGTTGATCGGGAGGAATCTCCCAAATCACCACATTTCCCTTCTTGTCCACCCACCACAGCAGCGGCAGGAGATCGCGTGATGTTTCGGTGGCACTCATCCCCCACTTCTGAAGCAGCCACGGCATGGGGTTGTCGTGTCCAATGTCGGTGTAGTTGATCCATGTGACACCGTTGTGAGTAAACTCTTTTTTCAGTGCCTGTACAGTTTTGGGATCAGACTTCACCTTGCCTGCTCGCTTAACGAGTGGCTTGCGTGTGAGTACGGCTTCGCGGAGATGGTCGGTGATGTACTGGCGGAATTCCTTCATGCCCTTATTTAGGCAAAAGAAAAACCCCCTTGCGGGGGCTTTTCGTTGGAGAAATGCCTGTGTGGTTTACTTGCGCTTGGACTTTTTCCCTGAAGTCTTTTTCTGTGGATTCTCGTAGCGATTCAGTTCAGCGTCCAACTTGTCTGCCAGTTTCTCAAAACTGGTAGCCCACTTCTGCAACTCTGCCTTGTGTGCAGGTGTCAGGTCTTCAGGATTAGCAGCCATGTATCCCAACATATCCCAGTTCCCGCCTCTTGACCACAGATCAAACAGTCTGCTGGCTTCCACATAGATTCGGGTCATAGCCAGTGCGGTGCGGAACTCGTCTTCGTTTTTGATTGCCTCTGACAGGGGTTCGGTGGTGTCTCGCGCCTCGCCCACCACGCTCTTGATGGTGGTGTGGAGCCGCTTGTGGGCGGCTTTCCCTGCCGCACCAGGCTTCTCCTTCAGGTCTTCGGCATTGGCGGCTTTCAGCCGTGCCGCTGCTGCCCGCTCACACGCGCTTCCTTCCTCCAATGCAGCCCCTGCACCCTTGCTCCGCAGCACCCCACGAATGTCTGCCAGTTCTCGGGCGGCATCACGGTCGCCCTTCAGCACACGCGCCTCGTACTTTCGCATCAATTCACGCAGACGGGTGGTTGAAAGTTTTTCCAATTGAGCGCGGGTGTGGGATTCGGCTACGGGCTTCGCCTCGTACTTGCCACCTTTGGGATCGGTCGCCTTCGGCTCGCCCTTTGGGGTCTTCTTGCTCTTCGGTGCAACAATCTCAGAAATGGTGCGAGAGAGGTCAGGATTGGGATCTTTACGGAATGGAAACTGGTTCATTGCTTGGTGTTCTCCTGTGAGATTATGTAGCCTTCCAGAGGGGTAGGTGCAGAGGAGATACGCAGCAAACGATTAAAGAACGCTCGCCGTTTACCACAACCACCACACTCAGGAATGCCTAGAGCGTGTGTGAGTGAGGATATGGCATCGCCTAGACCAAAACCCGCACTGGTGGCACCAGAATGCGGATTTGGTGGAATATTTGAGAATGTCGCCCCACTCTGCTCCACTATGCACCACCTTTCGTATAGTGTGAAATAATAGGGTATGGTGTGTGAGTGTTTATTGCGGTCCGTACTTGCGACCACGCAGAGAGGCGGCGCGTTCCATGTTCTGCCGCGCACTCTTCGGCAGTCCACGCGACATTTTACGCGCCAATTCCTTAAAGTCTGCGCCTGGTCCCACCGTGGCATCCGCGCCCATCACTGGCGCACTGATCCCGCGCACCACTTTGCGCTTCCCACACTGTGGGCACGGTGCGCTGCACGGCGCGTCACGGTCTGCTATCTTTTTAATGTCCTCAAAAGCGTGTGTACACGCACGGCACTGGTACTCGTAGGTGGGCATAGTGTAGTCTCCTACACCTATGTAGCGCACTCCCGCGAGAGTTTCTTCATGTACTTGCGGTGTTCCTGCAGCAGCACACGGCGCGGAATAGGCAATTTAAAAGTCTTGCACAGTTCCAGAGCCTCCCGTTCAGTCTGTCGCTCTAGGGTCAGGTAGTCCTTCTCTCTGTAGATGGGGTCGTCCCGCATCCACTGGAGAAAATGCGCGTATTCGTGTGCCAGTGTGTACAGCCAGTCAGAGGTGCGGCGACCACCAATCGCCACGCGCAGTTCGCCGTGTTGACCACGGGAGTGCCACGGTTCCGTGAAATATCCCTGACACCGTTCACCATCGGCGTTTACTTCATAACCACTGGACAGGGTAAAGCGCACATTGCACTTCTTGCACTGTGAGCGGACCGTCTTCAGAAAGTGTTGGACGCGGGGATTCTTCATGTAAGCCATTGGAACTCCTCGGGTTAGTCTCTAGTAGATAGTCTAGTCTACACTAGAAATCCGTGAAGAATAGGGTGCGGAATCATTCTAATCGCATTCAAAAATTTGTCCTGCTGGGCGGGTGCGGGCGCGGGTGCGTGTTGAGGAGTTAAAGGGTTGCCCGTAATGGGTTCAGTGCGCGGCTCTCGACACCAGCGCGTGCGGCTCGTGCAGGCGCGTGCCGATTGGAAAATTCGCGTGGAAACGGGTTATCGGACCTCGCTGTCCCCGTAAGTCCTTATTTCACAAGGGGTTACGATTTTTGGCGGGTGACCCTTGCAGAAATGCCCATTTTCCAGTACAATTGGGGCATGGTTCCGACCCTGACTGCCACTACCCCGTCCGCTCCCACTGCCGCGAAGTCGATGCTTGCGCGTCTGCTTGCGACTGAAAACATTTCGGTTGTTCACCAGAACATCCCGACCGCGTTTTTCGACCTGAAGACCCGTTCGCTGCACCTCCCGATGTGGAGCAACGCCAGCGGTTCGCTCTACGATATGCTTGTGGGTCACGAAGTGGCTCACGCGCTGTACACTCCTGCGAACGGTTGGCGCACCGCCATTGACGCGGTGAGCGCGGCGACGGGTTGCGAACAGGACACTGCAAAGCAGTACCTGAACATCGTTGAGGACGCGCGCATTGAGCGCATGATTCAGGCGAAGTTCCGTGGTCTGAAGGCTGACTTCATCGGTGCGTACAAGACGCTGATGGAGCGCGAGTTCTTTGGCGATATTTCAAACACGAACGCGCTCATCTTTGCCGACCGCTTCAACCTCCACTTCAAGTGCGGTATCCACGCGGGTACGGTGATCCGCTTCAGCGCGGAGGAAGCCGCTCTTGTCTCCCGTGGCGAGACGGTCGCCACTTGGGAGGAGGTTGTCGCCCTCGCGCAGGACATGATCACCTACGCTCAGGAGCAGCAGCGCAAGCAGCAGCAGCAGGATCCGCAGTCGCAGGAAACCTCTGAAGACGGCGAAGACGGCAACGCCGAGGTGGACGCTAGTGGTTCGGACGAGTCGCAGGACGAGTCGCAGGACGAGGGCGGCTCCAACGGCGGCGATGCCGAGGGCGAGGAGCAGGAGGACGGCAAGGGCAAGCCTGAACAGTCCGAAGGCACGGAGCAGTCCGATGACGAGCCGCAGGGACAGTCTGCCGCGAACGGCATGGTTGGCAAGAAGAAGCCGTCCAACGAGATGGCGCAGGGCATCGCTCCGCAGACGAACCAGAACCTTGAGGCGGCTCTTGAGCAGTTTGCGAAGAGCAGTTCGGGTGAGGTGCATGAGATCATCCGCATCACCACGCGGGATATGTGCCAGTCGGTGAAGACGCTTGACTACACGCAGTTCCTCGCGGATATGCGTTCGTCGGGCATGAGCCGCTACATGGGTACGCCTGTCCGCATCTCTGACTACACCACCGCCGCCACCACGATGGCGACCGCGTTCAACCGCCGCAAGGCTGCTGACAACTGGCGGCGCACCACCGTGGCGAAGACGGGTTCGCTTGACACCCTCCGCATGAACCAGTACAAGTGGAACGAGGACATCTTCCGCCGCACCACGCGCATGGCTGACGGCAAGAACCACGGTGTCGTGATTCTGCTTGACTGGTCTGCCTCTATGGGCAACATCATGCAGTCCACGATGGGTCAGTTGTTCATCCTCGCGGACTTTTGCCGCAAGTGTGGTGTTCCGTTCGAAGTTTACGCTTTCTCTGATGTTGGCTACTTCAAGACGAAGGACGGCTACTCCACCGAAGGACAGAAGGAGCGGGACGCTGCCTACGCGCAGGACGAGGAACGCCGCAGGAACTCGCTCGTCAACACCGCGAATGTCACGATGATGAATCTGCTGTCCTCGCGCATGAACGGTGCGGACTACGAGGCGGCGAAGACCTGCCTGTGGAACTGGCGCCAGATGGGTTCGTGCGACTACCGCTACGGTCTGAACGGTACGCCGACCACTGCGGCTCTCGTTGCCGCTGCTGATCTTGTTGAGGCTTTCATCAAGCGTAGCCGTGTGCAGATCGCACACACTGTCGTGCTGACGGACGGTGAGCCGACCGATGAGATCCAGTTCAATTGGCACAAGTACGATCCGCACCGTGACTACACCGCGCAGGACAAGACCGCTGTTGTCCTCACGGACGAGCGCACTGGCGCGGCGTATGATCTCTCCCGCGTCCGCAAGTTCACGAAGGATGGCTACGGCTACCGCAAGTTGGATGGCTACTTCCAGTTCGGCACGAACGGCATCCCCGACACTGCGCGTAACCCGCAGTGCATGATCGCGGTGGATATCGTTCGTCGCCGCACTGGCTCCAAGGTGCATTGGATCGGTCTGGTCGCCCACAGCCGCCGCGCCATTGATGCGGTGCACTACGGCATGGTCTGCAAGACGAACGAGTGGAAGCGTGACGGCTTCATCCGTGGCGATGTGTGGGGTTGGGATTCCGCCATCATCGTGGACGCGGAGCGTTTCAGCCGCGATGCGAACGGCGAAGTCTCGCGCACCGCGCAGACCGCGATTGACAAGGCAGAGTCCAAGATGGACAACGCCAAGACGAACGGCGCGCTTGCGAAGGCGTTCATGGAAACTCAGATCGCGCATGGTGCGCTCCGCACCGTGGCGACCCACATTGGTGAGTACCTCGCAGTCTAAAAATCCCCACATTTCTGCAAATAGCGTAACTTCCCACCCCACAAGGGGTTACGGCGGATATTATCGGACGCGCTGTCCCCGCCGCGATTGAAAAAAGCCTAGGAATACAGTACAATGAACCACATGAAGACCGCTTCCTTTACCGTTTCGTCCACTCAGCACTCTTTCATTCTCGCCGTGCGTCCGCACATGGCGAAGCACGGTCTGACCGCGAAGACCACCTGCAACGGACAGAGCGTGTCGTTCTCGCCGCTGTTCAAGGCGGCTCACGCTGCTGGCTACGCTGCTGTTCCCGCGTGGTGCATGAGCAGCGACCGCAAGTGTGATCGCGGCGTGTACGCGCTGCCTGAACTCTTTGCGGACGATGCCGCGTTCACGATCACCGAAGTGAAGCGTGGTCGCAAGCCTGGTAGCAAGCCTGCGAAGCGCACGGAGCCGAAGGCTGTTGCGGCTCCCGCTCCTGTCCTCACTGCGAACGCTCCAGTTGTTGAGGAGTGCAGCGCGGTCGCGCTCACTGCGGGTACGGACACTGCGGAACTCGCCCGTGCCATCACGCAGGGCGAGAGCGAGTCCTTCACTCCCGCCACGGATGACAACTACATTCCGTGGGGCTACCACAACGAGATCAAGTCCATCATCAAGTCGAAGCGGTTCTGCCCCGTGTTCATCACGGGTCTGAGCGGCAACGGCAAGACCACGATGGTCGAACAGGTCTGCGCGTCCCTCAAGCGCGAGTGTGTGCGCGTGAACTTCACCGCCGCGACCGATGAGGACGAACTGCTCGGTGGTTTCCGTCTGATCGGTGGCGAAACTCGTTTCGTGCCTGGTCCCGTGCTTGTCGCTATGGAGCGCGGTGCGGTGCTGCTCCTTGACGAGATCGACCTCGGCGGTCACCTCATCATGTGCCTTCAGTCTGTCCTCGAAGGCAAGGGCAAGTTCATCCCGAAGATCGGCAAGTATGTGCGTCCTGCGCCTGGCTTCACCGTGGTCGCCACTGCGAACACGAAGGGCAAGGGCAGCGATGACGGTCGTTTCGCTGGCACGAACATCCTCAATGAGGCGTTCCTTGATCGTTTCGCGTTCACCTACGAGCAGGACTACGCTGACCCGAAGGTGGAGAAGCGCATCCTCAAGAAGGTCGCGGACTCCGTTGGTGTCACGGACGATGCGTTCCTTGACAACCTCGTCACTTGGGCGGACATCATCCGCAAGTCGTTCAAGCAGCAGGTGGTGAGCGAGATCATCACCACGCGCCGTCTGCGCGACATCGTGTTCGCGTTCTCCGTGTTCGGTGACAAGATGACCGCGATTGAGCGGTGCGTGTCGCGGTTTGACCCGACCACGAAGGAGGCGTTCACGCAGATGTACACGAAGGTGGACGCGGACGCGCAGCCGAAGCCCGCTGACGCGACCGATGCCTCCGCGAACACCGCGAAGGCGAGCGGTGCCAACGCTTGCCCGTTCTGATCGGAGGACACGATGAGTACGCTCGGCGGAATCAAAATCATTCACACCCCCCAACAGGGGAAAACACTTCACGAACACAACCAACTCAAGATCAAGTTTCCGAACGGGTACTCCGCAAGTGTGATCTATGGCGCACTCGCGTACAGTACAAACGAACGCGGTGAGCGTATCACCGCACCGCTCGGATGCGAGGAGTACGCAGCCACTGTAGAGATCGCAATCTACAATCCGCAAAATGAACCCGTCCCGTTCAAGGACGGAGAAGATGTCAAGGGATTCGTCCCGCTCACCGAACTGTTTCAGATTCTCAACTGGGTCACAACCCGCTAACACAAAGGAAATGCCTTCAATGACTACTACGAACAACACGCTTCCCCTTCTCGCCTCCTACACGCCTGGTCAGATCGAATTCATCAAGTTTCTCCAGACGCATCGCGCCTCACTCACGGTGTACGATCACTGCACCGTGAACCGCAAGGACTTGGTGGAACTGCTTCAGAAGTCTCCGTACATCGCGGTTCCCGCTTGGATCGCGGCTACGAAGACTCGCCGCGCGGGACGGGGCAACTATCTCATCCCCGAAATCCACGCGGACATCGCCACGCTGACTGTGAACACGAACAAGCGCGGTCGCAAGCCTGGTTCGCCCAATCAGAAGGGTCGGGTCGCGCCGCCCACTGCTCCCGCTCCCACTGCACAGCCCCAATTCAGCACCACCACTGCCTAAACCTATGCGAATCATCGCCATCATTGCTCTCACCCTCCCGCTCACTGGCTGCTACACTGAAACCCACATCAAGCGCACGGTGACCCGTGCAGACGGCAGCACTGAAATTTACGAAAACAACTCTCACGGCTACAACTACAACCCCAACTACACTGGACACTGGGACAACACCACCCAAATCAACGCAAATTCCAACAACACACAGGCGTTTTCTGGACAATTTCCTCCGCTGTTTCCTCCCAATTCGCAATTCAACGTGAACTAAACCCAACATGGCACACACCAACATCACCACGCGCATCATGCAGCACCGCATCAACGCTCTTTTGGCTGAAAACGCCGCTCTAAAGTCTGAAATCTCGCATCTGCTCGGTGAAAAGCAAGACGAAACCCGTCCCGACCCCGAAGCGTTTGCCCAATTGCTTGACGCAATGGCGGCAGAAGACGAAGCAAACGGAATTTTTGACCACCTTGACCCCGAAGAGCGTGACTACGGCACGGGTGGGCAGGAATGGGTTGATCCAAACACTGGCAAGGACACCTGGCACTCGTAAAAACCCGTCCCTGTAACTCAGCAGGACAGAGTAGCGACCTTCTAAGTCGCAAGTCAGTGGTTCGAATCCACTCAGGGACGCTCAACACACCATGCACTACACCACTGTTTCAGGAAATCGTGTGCTGCTCTGGCGACAGGGCAGCAATTCACCCTCCGCAACCGTTGCCCGCAACGCTCAAAGCGCCTGGACGAGCGGAAATCAAATCATTGTGCAGTTTCTGAACGGCGCAACTGGCATTTTTGAAATCACTCGCTCTGGCACGAACGCCTATCCTGTTCGCATCACCCGCTAAAAGGAAAAATCCATGCCCCGACTCGCTGTGCTTGAATGTGACCTCCGTGACGACACCATCAACTGGGATGAATTCGCAAATTCAATTCGTTCAGACGCTGATCCCCGCGAGATCCGCCGCCCCACTGACGAAGACGAGTGGGAAGACGAAGACGACGGCGACGACGAAGACAACTACTAACTAAATTCACTTCGGCACTGTAGCCCAATGGCAGAGGCAACCGACTCAAAATCGGTCCAGTGTGGGTTCGAGTCCCACCAGTGCTATTCAAGAAAGACCACCAATGAACACTAAAGAATTCCAATCCACTGCCCACAAGCACCACTGCTCCCACTACCGCGTCCTCATGGAGCCGAACTCACGCGGTGCCACCACCGTGACCTTCCACTACGATCCCAATCGTGGGGCTACATTCGTGTGGCTCACCTGCACCACTGCGGATCAGCGTCCGCTGTCTGTGCTAGATGGCGCGTACCGCCTAGAGCGCGACTGGCACATCTCCCTGTTCACTGACAGTGCGCGTACCGTATGGGCAGACCTGACCGCGCGGGGATGGGTGCTGATTGCACAGGGCTTCCTCGGTATGAAGATTCACACCCCCCAAAACTAAATAAAACGCAGAGACTAGTGGTTCGTCCACTGGCGTGATTCGTTCGCGCCTCATCTGCAACGCCCCTGTCCGCCTACGCACGGACAGGGGCTTTTTTTATTTCTACGCTCTGCGCTCTCTGTCGGACAACAGTGTACGGCAGTGTGTGGTGGGGTTTAGTGGGCGCGTTAGCACCGCGAATCCAAAATCCCAAAACACATTTCAAAAAATCGCCGTGAGACTCCCACCCACCACAGTTTTCAAATATTGGGTTCCCATCCCCACCCACCACAGTTTTCAAATATTCCGAGTGTGTGACTGAAGAACCGTTTTCTTTTTTCTTGACTTCTGCACCCCATCACATACACTCCACAGCAATGGACGAACACCCACCCACCCGCTGCTGCTCTAAATGTGGCACCACCAAATCGGTGAAGGAATTTTCCGTGCTTGGAGGCACACGGTATCTGCGCCCCGAGTGCAAGGGGTGCATGAAGAAATACACGCAGCACATGAAGGAATTGCGGAGTATTTGGGACAAGGTGCGACCAGGCAACGACCACTGCTGTCCTGTGTGCCACCGCAGCGGACACAGCATACCTTCAGGAGAACACGGTCCTGCGGGGCGAAACAAGTGGTGTCTGGATCACGATCACGGCAGCGGTGGGTTTCGGGGTTGGTTGTGCCATTCATGCAATTTATTGATTGGTAGACTTGAAAAATTAGGCGGTGCAGAGGTGGGCGAACGCGCCATACGGTACTTGCGTGGAGAGATTCCGCCGCCACCGCCACCGCCGAGTCTTCCGCTCTAAAACACTTACGCCCCCTCTAAAACCATTACCACACACCGCTAATCCCTCAAAACGCTTACACCCGAAACGAAATATTCGTTCTGCCCATCCCCCTCTTGCTTCCCTCCACACACTCGCTATACTTGAGGCATGACCACTCCTCCTACTGAACCGTTCACCCGCCCTGCCTCCTACTCGTACCTTGCGCGGTACGGACTGCTGCGTACCGTCACGAAGGTGGCTCCCCTCACCTACATCGTCCACGGCAAGAGCGCGTATATGCGTGGCGCAGAAGGCATGGTTGACTTTGAGGGGGGACCGTGCATCGTGGTGGGCATGAGGGCTACGCTGGCTCTGGAAGCACCGCCGTGGGTGGGCAAGACCGAAACCGTGAGCGCGGTAGAAGTCATTGGTGCGGCTGAAGGGCGCGAACTGTGCGGTTTGGTGCCTGTGGCGGAAGACCGTGACGCATGGGTGCGCGTTCGTAC